GGCAAAAGAATTATAGTATGTCCTGACAGGGATAAAGCAGGCAAAGATTTAATTATGCAGGCCGCTGAACTAGGGTGGGAAGTAAGTTTCCCGCCTTGGCATGTAGATTGTAAAGATGCCGCTGATGCTGTAAATATGTATGGAAGGTTAGCAACAGTAGGTAGTATAATTAAACATGCAACAAACAATAAACTTAAAATAGAAGTAAAGGCAAAAATGTTATGAAATATATAAACGACTTTTTTAATTTATGTAAGATACACTGGAAACAAATACTTGGATATTCTGTAATCATACATTTGTTACTGCATGAAGTACCTATGTTAATTATGCTTATATGGGCAGTATTATGAAATTAGTAGCAAACGGTTGTAGTTTTACTTTTGGGCATAAAGACTCCAAAAATAATATGGCTCCAGATTGGGTATGGCCTAGTCTTTTTAATGATACAAAGCAATTTACTAGTACTATAAATCTAGCAGTTGAAGGTGCATCTAACGATAGAGTTGTTAGGACTTCTATTGAATATTTTGAAAAAAATAAAGGAATAGATTTAAATAATACAATACTAGTTGTGCAACATCCTACACCTAATAGAGGAGAATGGTTTAATATAGCAAATAAATTGTGGATAGGCTATGTAACAACAATGGAAGATGTATTATATGATATTAGTATGTCATACTATACAAAAAATGATTTAGATAAAATACAAATTGATACTAAAACAGAACGAAAAGTATTCGATCAATACAAGGCAATTGTGGAATCAGATATCACAGAAGTTATAAAATACTTTAAAAATATTATTTTATTGCAAACATATTGCAAACAAAAAGGAATTAAACTTTTACAAGTAGGACTGTCAGCAAGATGCTTGCCAAGATTTCACTTTAAAGAGTCTAGAGACTCTATTGCAAATAGTATCTTTTGCAAGGAATTATATAAAATGATAGACGAATCTATAATATGTGATAGATTTTTAACAGATATAGCAAAAGGTAATGAAGAAAGTCCGACTGACGGTCATCCAAACGAAGTAGGACATGACTTAATTTTTAGATATATATACAATGAGATAAAGAAAAGATGGCAGATATAAAACAATATAACGAAGAAACACAGGAATTATTTTTAAGATTCTTATTAAGCGATCCTGACTTATTTGCAAGATGTCAGAACATTGTAAATCCTGTATACTTTAATATGAAGTATAGAAAAGCAGTAGAACTATTTGTATCTCATAGTACAGATTTTAATGCTATCCCAACACCAGAACAGGTTAGTGCGGTAGCAGGAATACAACTAGACCCTATTCCTGATGTAACCTCTGATCATCATGAATGGTTTATGAATGAATTTGAAACATTTTGTAGGCATAAAGCATTAGAAAAAGCAATTATTGAGAGTACAGACTTACTAGAGAATCAAGACTATGGTACTGTAGAAAATAAAATTAAAGAAGCAAGCCAAGTTGGTCTAGTAAAAGATTTAGGAATAGAATATTTTGAAGACCCTAAAGCAAGATTACAATGGATTAAAGATCAAGCAGGTGCAATTAGTACAGGTTGGAAAGGAATAGATCATAAACTTTATGGTGGTATGAATAGAGGAGAGATGACAATCTTTGCTGGAGGTTCAGGTGCAGGTAAGAGTTTATTTTTACAGAATTTTGCAGTTAATTGGGCCTTAGCAGGTATGAACGCAGTATATATTAGTTTGGAGCTCAGTGAGCAATTAATTAGTATGAGATTAGACAGTATGGTTTCTGGTTATGGTACTAAAGAAATTATGCGTAATATGGATGACGTGGATTTAAAAGTTCGTATGAAGGCTAAGGGTGCTGGTAAATTAAGAGTTAAGCAAATGCCCAATGGTGTTAATGTAAATGACATAAGAGTATTTTTAAGAGAGTATGAAATATCCTGTGGTGAGAAAGTAGATTGTTTATTAGTTGATTACTTGGATTTAATGATGCCTATTAGTGCAAAAGTAAGTGGTAGTGATTTGTTTATTAAAGACAAATATGTATCTGAAGAGTTGCGTAATTTAGCGGTAGAGAAAGATCTATTATTTGTAACAGCATCTCAGTTAAACAGAGGAGCAGTAGAAGAAATAGAGTTTGATCATCATCATATTGCAGGTGGTATCAGTAAAATACAGACAGCAGATAATGTTGTAGGTATATTTACAAGTAATGCTATGCGAGAAAAGGGTAGGTATCAAATACAGTTTATGAAAACAAGATCTAGTAGTGGTGTAGGCACAAAAGTAGATTTAAGATTTGATCCTGATACGTTAAGAATAGAAGATTTGCAAGAAGGCGACGAAGATGCAGACACAATGACAACAACCAGTTTAGTTGATCAACTAAAAAGAGGTAATTCTATAAAAGCAGAAGAACCTGAACAAAAAGACACAATAGGACAAGCCATGAACATGCGTGAGTTTCTGAAAAAGAATGACTTATAATGATAAATAGCATTATACATATTTTTTGGAGATACCATGCCTAAGGCTCGTAGTATATTAGAAGAACTAAATCAAATATCTGTAGACAGAGATAGAAATCATGTCACATCTAATAGAGGTGAGCATGTAATTACCAGTGCAATTAATTTAATAGAACAAATAGAATTAAATTATGATGAAAAAACTGCTAAAGATTTAACTAATAGACTAATAAACAGTATAAGAGGCAGAGATGTCAAAAAATTCTCCAGAGGTATTAAAAAAGTTATAAAAGAATCTCAGAGAGAAGACCATGCTAATTAAAGAAGTACTTAATAGTACAAATACATTTCCTTTAATTGAATCCCAACTTATAAACCATGGAGATATCATTAAACATGAGGGTGGAATATATGTGTGGGACGAGGAGAATCAGGCATTCCGGGTACAAAAACCAGGTCCTTTAGGAAACGGTACACTAACTCCCAAAGCAAAAGATTACCTAGATCAAGGCTCTAGAGAAGAATGGGAAGTTTTAAGTGCCGCAGGTATTATTAAAAAAGGCGAACAAATGGGACCAACACTAAAAACAAGATTTAAAAATCTTTTTGGAAAAGGCCCTGGTAGTGGAGGGTTTAAAAACCCAAATATAAACGACAAACCTAAAACTAAATTTGGTAGTGGATTTTTAAGAGGTATAGGCTCTGATGTAAAGTCCGGCGGAGATGTTGGATATGGTAATAAAATAGGTAGAGCACTAGGTTCAGTATTTGGACAAATGGCAGATAATACAGTTTATCCTAAAAATTTAGAGATGCATTTTGTTAGTAAAAATGGAAAACCTGTTGATGTTATATTACAGCAAAGATATACAGGAAAGGATTTTAAGAAATTAACAAAAGATAAAGGAACTGTACAAGTTAAAAGTAAAAAACAAAATACTACATATTCGATTAGTCCTGCTAAATTAGTTGTAGGATATCATGAAGAACAAGATAAGAAATAAGATAAATGAAATTTTCAGATATCTCAACTAGTTTCGTAAAAGAAATTATATTAGAAGCAGAAAATAAAAATACTCATTTAGAGCATCTGGAAGATAATATATTTAATAGAGGTTATCAAGGTGCCAAAGAAGCAATAAATTATCTATACAGTTTACATGAAATGCTAGAAGGCAATTCTGAAAGTCCTGTTAGTATGACAACAAAGTGGGACGGAGCACCCGCCATAATCGCAGGTAAAGATCCACAAACGGGTAAATTTTTTGTAGGTACTAAAGGCGTATTCGCACAGAAACCTAAAATAAACTTTACAGAAAAAGATATAGAAGTAAATCATCCTGGAGAAGGGTTACAACAAAAATTAAAAGTTGCATTGAAAACACTTAGCACACTTAATTGGAATACTGTTGCACAAGGCGATATGTTATTCTCTAAAGAAGATTTACAACAAACAAATATAGATGGCGAAGAAGTAATAGTATTTAAACCTAATACTATTGTATATGCAGTACCTACAAATAGCGATTTAGCAAAGCAAGTTACTAGTGCAGACATTGGTATAGTATGGCATACAGAGTATATAGGAGGGCCTACATTAGCCGATACTAGGGCTAAGTATGGCTTTGATAGTAAGGTACTAGGCCAAAGTTCTAAAGTTTGGCATAGAGATGCCTTAATAAAAGACTTTTCAGGTGTTGTAACTTTAACTAATAACGAAAGCGAAGAAGTTATGGGTGCTATCAGAGAGGCAGATGCATATTTAAAAACAATAGATTCTGCAACATTTAGTTGGTTAGAGAAAGGTAACGATGTTATCGGTAAAGACTTTTTACAACAATTAAAAGCACATGTAAATAATAATATTAGAGCAGGAGCATTTGACGAGCCTACAAAATTTGCACAAGGATTTGTACAAAAATATATAACCTTTATGCAAAAGAAAATAGACGGATATAAAACTCAAGCAAAGCAAGACGAAATGAATAACAAGTTAGTACAAGGTGTTAAGTTTATAAAAGAACATGTACCAAGTATTGTAAGTGTATATGATTTATATTTAAAAATTATACATTCAAAAGTTTTAATAGTAAAAAAATTAGAAACAATTAGACAGTTACCTACATTTAAAGAAACAGAAAACGGATATGAAGTAACAGGTGAAGAAGGATTTGTTGCTGTAGACAGAATGGGTAATGCCTTAAAACTAGTAGATAGATTAGAGTTTAGTAGATTAAACTTTGGTACAGGAATGCCAGGTAAGTAAAATGGATTTAACATTAGTAAATCAAGAAATATCAGAAGCAAGGTTGTATAGAACAAGTCGAAACTTTAATGCTCTTACAGGTGAAGATATTTCAAAATTATTTTACTTAACATCTATAAGTACATTTATGATGTTGAATGATGATAAACAATATGATTATGCAAAAGAATATGTGAAACAAACTGTACAATACGGACCTTATACATTGTTTAGAAGTCACGCAACAGATTTATATTTGTTAGGACATGTGATAAAAGATCCTGATACTAGAAGCATTACACTTAAAAATCCTATAACAAGTAAACAGTATTTAAAGAAATTAAATTTTGATAATAGAAAACATTATATGTTTTTTATGAAACTTAAAACATCTTCTATAAAAGGTTCTGAATTTAATTCATACTTTATGCGATTAGAAAGTCAACTTAAGATAACAGATTCTAAGTATAAACAATGGAGAAGATTAATTTCAGACTGGAGTAATTTAAAATTTTCTTCTAAACAATTAGTGGTATCAAGATTATTGCAGGAATATCGTAGACTAGGAAGAGGCAGTGAAATGGTAAGTCCTTTGAGTACTATGGTAAAATATAGAGGATATAATCCTTCTAAGTATCAAGAACCTAAAACAAGTTTAGCAAAAAGAGCAGTAGGAACAGTAGCAGGTGCGGCCGCAGGTAGATATATAGGTAAAAAAGTTGCAAAGAAATTAGGTAAAGATATTGATAAATATAAAAAGTACGGTACAGGAATAGGTGCAGTAGCAGGTTACTGGGCCAGTGGAAGAAAAAAGCAATGATTATAAAAGAAATTATATTCGAAACTTGGGCTGATCTTACGCCTAAAGAACAAGCAGAGCAAAAACGAGCCGCTGATAACGAATTCCGAGCTCTAAAAGGTATTGATTCTCCAGAATCTCAAGCACTTGCAGATGCTTTTAGAAACGCATTTAATGTTACAGGTACTGTTGATTCTGCCTACGAATTAGCAAGATCCAATCTAAGAAAAAGAAATCTTGACCCAGTAGCACTTAGAGATTTTGATGCCCAAGCAAAACGTTTTGCATCAGCGATTAAAGGCGGGGTAACAAATCCTTCAGATACTGGTAATAATACCGGTTTAGGAAGGGGTAAGTACCTTTATAGAAGAGACGGCACTGATAGAAAACAAAACATAGACGATAAACCCAGTAGTAAATTTGGCCAAGGGGCAAAGGCAGTAGGCAATTGGGCGGCTAATACTATTCCTGGAGGTAAAAGGGTTCAAAAAGCACTTGGCAAAGGAATAAGTGCTGTTTCCAAGGTAGTTGATCCAGTTACTGCACCTACTAGAGGCAGTTACAAATTCTTCAAATCTCCTGATGCTTATGATACTTTTACAAAAACAAATACATTTAGACCTAAATAAAAGATCAAATAAGTCCATTAAAATGATAAATAAAAGTAACGGAGTTATAACGACTCTTTAATACATTTAGGAGAATTAAAATGGCACAATCAAACCCAAACGCGGCAGTTAGAGCGGCAAACGGATTCGTAGGAACTACTCACATTATGTCAGTTACAGACGTATCAACAACTTCAGTTGAAGCAGTATGTACAGAAGCACAAGTAGAAGGCTTTGTAGTTGTAGCAGTTGAAGATGACGTAGCAAGTGACGGATGTCACATTGCGGTACAAGGCGCAGGCGCAACACCTTCATTCACAGGTGCAACTTTAGTAGTAACATTTAGTTAAGACTTAGTTTTTACAAAAGAAGGCAGTTTATACTGCCTTTTTTTATGGCTATTTTGATAAATAGAAGTAACGTACAAAATATTGTACATATACATTTAGGAGAATTAAAATGGCACAAGCAGATAGAAGAGCGGCGGCGGCTGGTGAGTTTATTGGTAAAGATGTATTCCTTAAGAGTTTTACTCAACAATCAGGAAACATTTCAGCAACTCAACTAACAGCATTAGTTAGCTCAGTACAAAATTTAAACCTTTCAGTATTAAAAGTTGGCGCAGTAAGTGGTGCGGCAGTTAATATGATTGTTGAAGGTGCAGACAACCTAGCAAACGGTGACCTA